GATTTCACCTTTGTACTTAAGTCAATCTTCCCAAAGTGATAAGTAGATAATATTTCTGGGAATATCTCAAAGGTTGCAATTAAGCCGTCATTTATATAAGCATATACGATAAATGAAACGTTATACTTTGTGTTACCACTTACCGTTAAAGGTTGTCTAAAAGCGTACACAACAGGGTTGTCGCTAGGTGTGTATTGTTGTGGTCTTTGTGTGACTGTTACTGCCATTTATTTAGGTTTTTTAATTACTATTCTTATTGCTGCACCTACTAGGTCTGAAACTCGTTGACTCATCTCATCTACTCGTTGTTCTGTTAGTACCTTATCAAAGAAGTGAGTTGCTTCAATACCTTTCATTCGTACGCTGTTAACTATCATTCCCGCTAATTGTTCACGTGTTATTCCATCTTCTTTTGGAACTATTCCTTTATCCCCTATCCATTTATAAATAGCTTCATAAAATGATAAATCTCCTTTTGGCGCACGTCCGTGAGTTGGTGCGCCTCGATTTACCTTAATACCATTTACACCATAGTTAATATATTTCCAGTGGTTCTCTGCTGTAGTCGCTATTAAGTTCTCAGAAAGTTTTAACGGCTCTAATGATTGAGCAAGTTTACCCGTTGCGTATGGTTTATGACCTTTTGAGTTTGGCGTTTCTAATTGTTTACGCCAATCTGCTATAAGTTCATTGGTAAGTTCTAATAATAGATTAGTCATAGGACTATCGGAAGTATTCTTTAAAATATCTTCAGCTCTACCAAAATCTAAATTTGCTGCTATATTACCTTCGCTCACGTTGGATTGTTTTTATTTCTTCTTGTTTTGTAAAGTTAATAAATTTTAACCTATGATTAAACGTAAATATATTCCATTTTACAATCTGCTCCCACGTTTGATTATATTCTTTACTTAGATAGTGTATCAATTTTTCCCAAACAAACCTCTCACTGCTTTTAGTAGACTTGTCCTCGTCTTTTTGTGGACCATATAGTTGCTCATTAATACGATTGATTGTCGCAAAAAAAAACTAACTAAGTTAAGATAGTCGGGTAGTGGCAAATGTTCTTCAAATAGTTTAGCCCGTTCTTGATTTGAATACTTCATGTTTAAATTTTCATCAAGTTCACCATAAGTCGTACCTTTTTCAATATACATTAAACTTGCAAGTCTACTAGGATCGTTTTGTAAATCTGAGTTACTTATATCAATATGCCAACCTATACCAACCTTTGAAGGATCTACTAATAAATATTCTTTGTTTAAGATTGTGATTTCATCTTTTGGTTTAGTTAATTGGAACTCTTTAAACAACCCTATACAGTGTTCATGAATGTTTCTCAACTCCGATATATTAACCTTGTTTAAATCGCTTCTTTTAGCCCCCGTGATTAAACATATAAACTCAATGATAGTGCCTAGATCCATAGCCTTTTGATACTTCTCATTTGTCAAAGCCTTAAGATGTTTAATCCTTAAGTCATTTAATGTTTTTGGTGCTTTTATGTTAATATACTTCAAAATAGCCATCGTATTTATCTTTTGTTGTAAAATAGTATCTTATACCATCAATGCAGTGATTAAATGCATCTATTGGTTTATTTAATTTATTCCCTTCTCTATCTGTGTCCCAAATATAACTACGTAATTCTTTTATTAAGTTAGTAGAGTTTGAAGATACATAGAATTTTTCTGTTTGCATTTTTTGAATACCAAACATTACGCTATCTCTTCCCTTCTCTGCATTGATAACATTTAAACCAGCGTTATTTAATTCTTTGATTGATTTAGGTTCTGCACTATCAGCGTAAATATAAACGTTTGTATTACCTCCTTTTGCTTTGAATAACTTCGCTATTTCATTATTCGTTAAACCTGTTTGGTAAATAACCTCATCAAAGTAATATTGATTGTTATGTTTATAGACTGCTGTAATTGTAGTTGGATCGTTAGTGTAACCAAAGTCACAACCATAAGCTTCTAATTTAGCCTCATTTGGTATTCTATCTACTATTTGCCAATTATCAAACACAACACCTTGTAGACTTCCTATTTCACCTAAACCATAAACCTTATACCAATTACCCCAAAACGATGAGGTAGTGGATTTTTCTTTTGCTTTTAAAATGAAGTTTAAAGCGCTTTCTGGACACGCTTCATTGTCTAGGTAATTAACTATAATAAAGTCTACGTCGTCATCTCCTTTCAACTCTTGATGAAACCAAAACTCGTTTGTAGGGTTCCAGTCTAAATATACATTTTGTTTAGTCCTAGATGCTAATTCTGTGTAAGCATGAAACGTCATATTATTGCACTCATTCATATAAAGCACATCACGCCTCGCACCTCTTAATTTAGCGTCATTATCAGCAGAAAAAAATTCTATTTGAGAGCCATTAGCGAAAGTATATTTAAAATCAGATGCATTCCATCGTTGATCAAACCACCTGTTAGTTGATACCATTATCTTTTTAAAGTCTTTCATTGCACCACGTTTTAAATGTGGTATAGATTCCGCAACTACTGAGACCTCTAATAATGGTTGTTTAGCACACTTATCTATTAGTATTGGAAGTATAGCAAATGTTTTTCCAGCAGAAGTACCACCTTGCACACCTTTAACAAACTTCTTTAATTGAAGTATCTTATTGATTGCTGTAGTACGTACAAACATTACTCAGGGAATAAAGGTTGTTCTACTGTTACTTCGTGTTGTTGCTTATCTACTAGACCATTTAAACGTTGTGTAATGCTAGGATTGTATTGTCCAACCATACCACCTTCAATCTGATCTTGGCGAACTATATCTTTTATATACGAACAGATAGTACTATAATCGTCGTATCTTTTATCTGGATTGTCAAAATAATGTTTTACACAACTATGATTTTCAAAGCAATACACTCTAAACCCTTCCATCGTTAGTGGTCTTTCAAGTTCTTGCCTTGCATCGTTACCGTCTTTACCTACAAATACATGGTTTGTTCTTGGTCTACTCTTTGTATAGTCTCTATACTCTTTGAATATTTGCCAAAGCATTTCAGGTGTTTCTATTAGCTTTGTTCGTCCCATTGCTTTATGCTTTTGGTTTACGTGGCTTTCTTACTTTTTTAATCACTTCCTGAGTCTCGTACGCTAGTCTTGTCGCTTCTTCAAATAGATTCATCCAATTATTTAAAATCTTCAAACCTGTTTCAAGACAACCAGCACAACCTTTTGTTAGTGGCTTCTTTGTTATCTCTGCATACACTTCTGAAAGCAATAAGAATTGTTCGTTAGAATATTTTATTTGGGGTTTATCGATTAAGTCTTTTACCTTTAAAAAACTTTCGTATGCTTGTTTACTTATTATCATAATTAATTTATTTTAAGTTCTCTTTTATAAATAGCAAAGTGTAAATTTTGCAATTCGTGAACATAATTAATATTATCATATATTGAAGCTCCTTTATATTCGCAAAACATTTTATCATTAATTATCCAAAACTCCAAATAATTTTCATTATGTTCATAATATTTATGTTTTAATTTAAATCCAAACTTAATCAACCATTCTTCTGTTAGTGGAATAGGTTCAATAACTTCTGATTCGTAAATAGTATCACTAACTTGTATTAATGAAATTCCAATTGATTCAATAACACCTTGTTTTATTATATTTCCAATTCTTAATTCAATGCTTGTCATAAAACTTTATTATTAAGAAGACTGCTAACGGGGTTAGGTAGTCTTGAGTGTATAAACTTATTATTGCTGAGATCCAAAAACTGAAACACGGAAAACAATCTAATACTTTAATTGGTTTACTTATTCGTGTCCCCGTCCATTTTCTTACATAATACCCAAAGTTAAGCTCTTGGTGAACTATGAAGGCTATAAAAAGACTGATTATAATATTTGTCATGCAGATTTAAATTAGAAAAAGGGCAACGCTACGTTAAGCCGACTACCCTTTCACAAATATAGTAAATTATTTTAAAACGGAAGATCTCCAGATTGTTTTACTTCTTGTACTTCTTCTTTTACTACTGGTTTAATAGTTTCATCTTGGTAATTCATTTTCCATACTTCTAAAGTGTTGAACCATTTTGTTTCACCCTTCGGGCTTACCCATTCTATACCTCTTAGATTATAGGCTATTGTTACTTTATCCCCTTCTTTAAAAATATCTACTAGATCACAGTTGTCTTGTGACAATTGAAATAATACATCTTGTGGATACTTGTCCTCT